TAGGAAGTAAACTTAAGACATGGCTAACACTCGTAAGCGCAAAAAGATTAACCGTCGGGTTGTTCGCAGGTCGCCCGAACCTTTATCTAAGCTTGATGTTTTTATGATTACAAAACATGAGATTTATAAAGCTGCTAAAAAGGCTGGTTTTTCAAATGAGGTTGCTTGGTTTTTTATGCAAGAACCACACGCCTTACCAGATTGGGTAAGCAACGACAGTCCCGACGCTTTAATTCCGCGGATTGACCCAACTGAGGACGACGAGGAATAGTGAAACGCGTCGCTTTCATAAGCGATTTACAGTGTCCCTTCATAGACGAAAAAAGTGTGAAGGTAGTAGGAAAGTTTTTAGCTAAATGGAAACCCCACCAAACTATTCAAATTGGTGATGAAATTGACCTTCCTCAGCTTGGCGGTTTTAACGCTGGCACAATTGATGAAATGGTTGGAAACTTAGATGATGACAGAAAGTTTACCCAAGATGTACTTGATTACCTTGGCATAACAGATGTTGTAGGTAGTAACCATGGAATCAGACTTTATAGATCAATCAAGAAAAGACTTCCAAGCTTCCTTAATTTGCCCGAAATGCAGTATGACCGCTTTATGGGATACGACAAACTTGGTATCAAGTTTCACCCACACGGACTTGACTGGGCGCATGGTTGGACGGCAGTTCATGGGGACGCTTTTCCTCTCAGCCAAGTAGGTGGACAAACGGCTTTAAACGGGGCTAGAAGGCTTGGAAAGAGCGTAGTGTGTGGACACACTCACAGACTAGGGTTATCAGCCTTTACAGAGGCTTCTAGGGGGCAATTAGGGCGTACTGTATGGGGCTTAGAGGTGGGTAATTTAGTTGATCTTGCTTCAAGCGGTATGTCTTACACACGCGGTTACGCTAATTGGCAACAAGGGTTCGCTGTTGCCTATGTAAAAGACCGTAAAGTGCAGGTTATTCCTATCCCAATCAATAACGGCACTTTCATATTTGAAGGAAAGCTTTATCAGTAGAGAAACAGATTATGTGCCTAGAACGATTGATGAGCAGATTGACGCGTTCGACGCTCTAGGACTACTTTAGGGTTCGTTACCTAATCGTTATCAAACTCGCCATGTATGGCGTTGCAATTAACAGCTGTATGCCCGACACTTTTCCTATCCAAGTTAACGGAACTTGGTGTAACGGAAAGGTTTTACAATGACTATCAAAATGCCAAAAGTATCATTTGGTAAATGTCCTGATTGCCAAACCGCAGCTGAGTATTATTTCGGCGAATACGGTTCTGAGGAATCCTGTATCAATTGCGGTTCTGCACCTGCAAACATAATCAAGGTTGAATTAGTTGAGGTTAACTAATGAAAATAGTACATACTCTCAATCTAAAAAAGATTGATGTTAATGCGCTTGACTTTGAAAGACTTACAGAAAGTCAAATGCAATTTAAAGGTCATAACTGGGAAAAGCAACAAGATCGTTTTGACCAAGAGCTTGACTTTAACCATGAGTACATTTTTTGGGTTGAAAGTTATGCTTCCCTAATCCTTGCAACTCATTACTTAGACCAAGTTGGTCATGCCTACGCAATCTCATACGACAGCGCAGTTGAGTTATGGTGCTTTACAACTGACTACGCAAGCTCTTGGAATATCTAATGAGGGACGCGGGATTGATATGGTGTGCAATTATGACAGGTATAATTTTTGTATGGTACATAATCTCACTAATAAGAGATAACGCCTTTCAGAGTGGTTACTGGAAAGGACGCGCAGACGGCTTTAAGGTTGCTAACATGAGAAACTTAAACCGTATTAAAACAGACGAAGTATTTGACTATGAAAAAAACTGAGGAGTTATTAAATAATGTCCAATCAACCCTTGTTCAACGAGGCAGTGTTTATGGCTCTCCGACAATTAACCACCGACGAATCAGTGAGTTGTGGTCAGGTTACTTGGACACTTACATTTCGCCTGAACAAGTCGCAATGTGTATGTTGCTCGTCAAAGTTGCACGCCTCAGTCAATCAAGCGACCATGAGGATTCACTCACCGATTTGCTTGGATACGGTTTGATTTATCATAAAATCGTCAAAGAAATGAGAGGCGAGGAAAATGGCATTTGATCTAAGCAATTACATGACGGCTGAACAAAGAATAGAACTGTTTGCAGCCGAGCATACAGACTTCCGCTATGAGGTAAACCATGAGTTCTACAAAGATTCTAATGGTGATACTTGGGTTGTTGTAAAGACAATTCTTTGGCGAAACAGTACAGACGCTAATGCTTGGGTTATGGGTCTAGCAGCTGAGAACATGAAAACTCAGTTTGCAATAGAGAAAGCCGAAACCTCAAGTTTTGCGAGAAGTATAACAAATACTGGTAAGCCTCAGTTCTCTACCACTAAAAATGGCGAGAAAGCACCGAGAGCCAATAGAGCTGAAATGGAAAAGGTTATTGATAAACCTAAAACCATTTACGGAACACCTAACTCAAGATCAGCGGCAGTAGAGCAAGTTTTACGAGGTTCATTTGATGAACAAGTTAAAGCTGCTATTGACCCTGAACCTGTGCAATGGAGTGTTGGAGAAGTTGTTGACGCCATTGGCAGTTCAACACCTAATCCACCGCCTGAATGTGAACATGGCAGCATACTTAAGCAAGGCATTTCCAAGGGCGGTAAGCCTTACTACGGTTATGTTTGCAAGGGTAATGTCAAAGAGCATGCAGTTTGGGCTTCCATGTCCCCTAATGGTCGTTGGTTCTTTAAAGGTGATGAATCATGAATCAAATTAAATCAGAATCCGAAATGAAAATACATAGGTTAGCAATTGACAGTAAAGGTTATTTCCTTGAAACATGTCATAATGAGGAAATTAGATTAATCCTTTGTAAATGCGAAAATGAGGTGCGCCTTGGGTGATTTAGAAATGATTGACCCAAGCGGTTTACGAGCTACATTTACTGATAAAGGAATTGCTTTAGATGTAGTTCCATTATCTGAGTGTTGCGAAATGTGTAATGACCCTCGCATGATAACTATTGACGGGGTTCGTAAATGCGTTAGCTGTGAGTGTGTTAATCATATTGATTATGGGCATAATGCCTAGATATGATTTCCGTTGCGAGTTCTGCTTGACGCAGGTGGAACTCGTATTGGCGGTTGACCAGCAAGTGCCTAGGTGCGAGGTTTGTCGGGGACTACTCAGGCGCGTATGGTCAACCGTCCCTATTCATTTTAAAGGCGACGGCTGGGCGGGTAAAACAAAGTGATACATGATTTGACTTGGGTATTTAAGTGTAATAAATGCGCTAAACCAATGTTGTTTTACGAAAAAGCGGGCTTTGACGCAGGTGAGGAACATGTAGTTGTTATGTGTGTCAAATGCGAAAATACTGGCGTAAGGGCTAGAATTGAGGCTATAACCGATAAAGAGGTTGTTCATTGTACTAAGTGTGGTGCATGGAAATTAGAGAGTAGCAGCTGTATCACATGCAGAAAGATCAATGCCCTGAGTGTTTAAGCTATAACACTACAACTATTAAGGCAGGTTCTGATTATGTTTCTGATTGCAATAACTGTTTACACAATTGGGTTGAGGGCTGGGGATAACCTGTGCAACACGCCGCTATGACGCGTAAAGTTATCCACATGTTTGACAATGCCAGTACACTATCAGCAAGCGACGCGCCTTTAAGCGCGAACGCGAGCCGCTTCAGCGGATTGCTCGCGAGTTCGTTGCTGTTAGTTATTGGGGCAGCTCTATGCTTAATGATTTTAAGCATTTCATCTAAAACTATTGATTCCTCAAATGCTGTATCATTTAAACCTAATGTATCTGTTAAAGAATATGCTGCTCAAAAGATTCAATCAAAAGACCAATGGGTGTGCTTGTCGCAGCTGTATGGTAAGGAATCAGGGTGGAATCATGAAGCTATTGGTAACCTTAATGGTAGTGCGTTGGTATATGGCATACCACAATTAAAGAACCCATTGATGTTAAGTAAGTCTGCCTATGAGCAGGTTGATTACGGATTGAAGTACATAGCTCACAGATATAAGTTTGATGACAATGGTTATGTAAACGCCTGTAAAGCTTTACAACATTTTAAGAACAAAGGTTGGCATTGAGTAAAAAAGCATTAGGTACTGCTCGTTGGAAAAAGACTAGGTTAGCTGTACTAGCTAGAGACGGGTATGTTTGCGTGTACTGCAATCAAGAAGCAGATCAAGTAGATCATATACAGAGCAGAGTAAGCGGCGGTTCAGTCTTTGACCCAGAAAATCTCGTAGCTGCCTGTCGTCGTTGCAATCAATCAAAAGGCGCACGCTCAAAACCCCTTTTTTTTAGGTCAGGTTCTACCCCCCCTGTCTTTTCTGACTATATCTCCCCGATGCAGTCCGAGACGATGCTGGACAGTCCGTTTAAAACCCGACCC